CTCGTAAGAGGGGCACCGGTGCTGTAGGTGCATCAGGCGCAGAGCCTGAATACCACCTATTCCCCGGGCGACCGGGACACCCGCATTGCGATATGCGTCTGCTGCCTAGGCAACTACAGTGTAGCCAACCTAGCGGCTTCTCATCCATCCATCCATATGGAGGACACATGTCCGGAATCTACACACAGACTCGTGACGTGAATTTTATTCCACGTTACAAGTACTGGGTGTCACCGTCATCCACGGAGCCTTCGGCTCCGAATGATGTGATGCCTAGAATTCCGGGCAACCAGACAACCACTTCTTTCAGAAGTGGCGCGTTGGGCGATCTACTCGAGATGGAGAATCCTGACGGCCGATTTCTCGGTTCCGGCAGGGCTCACGCTACGGGCCTTAGTGGCTCCGCGGATACTGGACACGACTTTTATAGTCGTAAACAGTATTTCCTGAGTACGTCGCATCCGGCCTTCCGATATGACAGTACCTATGGGTTGATCCCTGGGTACACACGTCATACTCGCGGGCCGTTGATTGCCGACTTGCAGCCATGGGATAGATACGTCTATCCTAGTGTGCCGCGCCTTACAGGCGTGTCAGCCACTCCAGAAATGCAGCGGCTGTTCAAGATGGCAATTCCAACGCAGTCTGAGGCTGGTGCATCTACCGCGCTTGCTGAGCTGTTCGGAGAGGGGTTCTCCTCTCTCCTACCCTCTATTCGGAATCCCCGGGACTTTCGATCGGTCTTGCGACCGAAGAAAGATCCGGAGATCAAGTACAATCAGATCGATCCGGCTGATGTCGGAAAGGCTGATTTGTACACTGAATTCGGGGTCATGCCAGTTATACGCGACGTGCAGAAGATGGTTCGCTCTCTCAAGAAGGCTAACGCCATCGTGAGGCAATATGAGCGTGACAGCGGACGTAGAGTCCGTCGTCGAGTCCATCTACCAGCCACGAGTGAGATCACCGAAGAATTCACATCCCCCTATTCCGAGACTTATGGAATGGGTCTGTCGAACTTCGGAATCACTCGTTCGGGTCCAGTCACTCTGACTTCTACCAAGAAGACAGAATGGTGGTTCTCAGGTGCGTTCACGTACTTCGTTGAGACGGATTCCTCCGTCCTCAACAAGCTTGAACGCTTCGAGCAGCTTGGAAACAAGCTGCTCGGTACTCGGCTTACGCCGGATGTCCTGTGGAACCTGGCCCCGTGGTCCTGGCTCATCGACTGGTTCACTACGGTGGGAGATTCTCTCTCCAACGTAGTGAGCTTCCAAAACGATGGGCTCGTCATGCCGTACGGTTATGCCATGCGCAGAACGCGCATCACAACCGTGGCACAGTCCCGACTCGTTTTTCGCGGTACTCCTGAGAAGGAGCTGCTGACCTTTCGAAACACCTTCGTGGTGGATCAAAAGGAACGAGTTCGGGCGACACCATATGGATTCGGCCTTAACCTAGGGTCTCTCAACCCTAGGCAATGGGCCATCCTCGCGTCGCTTGGGTTAACCCATGCGCCGCAGCGTCTCTGACGCACCCGTGTCGCCGTAAAGGCGGGGGCACGTAGTCAGGAGCTTTAGCTCCCAACCCGAGAGGATGCTGCTGTGGCTTACGCCGATCCGCAGTCCGTTACTGTTTCTGGTACCGCCAAGTCCCTGCCCCGTACGGGGTCGGGCACGTCGTCTGGCGTGTTCAACACGCCGGAGGGGGATCTGGTTCTCACCATTTCCCACCAGACGGGCAAGCGGTACCGCCGCTCTGTTCGACTCACGTCGAACAAGGTTGTGCCCGATGCACTTCAGCCGTCTGTCAACACACCTGTGTCGGCAAGCGCCTTCGTCGTCGTTGATGTCCCCAAGATGGGGTTCACCGTCGCCGATCAGACCGCCCTTGTGGCGGCTCTGACGAAGTACCTCTCGGATGCAACCAACGCGAACACGGTTCGTCTCCTCGGAGGCGAGTCGTGACATGCAGATTCCGGTAGAACTTCTTACCTTCGTCTGCGCGACGGGCACGCTGGCTTACCTGCTTCTTCGGAAGTCAAGTAAGCCTGGTCGTCACTGACGACCAGATCGGATGCACAGCTGAGGATCCGAATACCCCTCGTTCAGAGAGGATCCGGTGAAAAGCCTGATCGCATTCGCAAAGGTGCTCATCAGCGAGGCTGGTGAGCGATGCGGGATCAGCACCGACCGTGACATTAAAACTGTCACGGCACGTGTTGAACACGAAGGGATATCGTTTTTGACGATATCTCTACCTTCCTTCTGTGGGGACCTCCAAAGGGCCCTCTCAGTCGGTAAGGTAACTGACGACATGTTTCTGGGTTTCCAGAAGCATGCAGGTCTCCCCCGATTTCTCGGAGGTTTCCTTCAGCTCGTGTTCGATCGAAGTAGCGGTCTACTCCTCGACCGTCCGAGCATTGAGGCTATTCGGTCCTTGCGTCAGATTACTCTGGCGTTCGGAAAGATGCACCTCGATTGCACGGATGCGCGGATAGCCAAGGCTATCAGCGGTTACGTCGAGTGTGAGCAGGACGTACGCCGGGCCGACAAGGAGTTTCCTCTCGCAAGAGAAGAATTCATCCGCGTCGGAACGCTGCTCTGTGGCGATTTGTTCTCCAAGCTCGACCTGATGGTCGCTCTTGGGGAGCTTCGCCCAAAGCATGGGTCCGGATCCACTGCGGATCGTCTTCTTGGCAACGCCAAGTACGACAACCGCGAGTGGACGGAGCGTCTTGACAAGGTCTTTCCAGTGATGGACTGGCTTGTCCCGACGTACAAGCACCTTGAGGTGCTTGACCGCGTGTCGATCCTCGAACCTGGGGCGGAACGGCCCGTAAGGGTCATTACCGTCCCGAAGACGCTCAAGACGCCTCGGATCATTGCCATGGAACCTACGTGCATGATGTATGCACAGCAGGCAATTCATGAGCAGATCCTTGAGCTCCTCCCGAGAGATGAGATCCTCGGGAAGCTGATGGACTACTCTAGTCAAATCCCTAACCAGGAGATGGCTAGACAGGGTTCCAGAGATGGTTCCCTGGCGACACTCGATTTGAGTGCTGCGTCCGATCGCGTCTCGAATCAGCATGTACGTGCGCTTCTTTCTCTCTGGCCTTCGCTTGCGGAGGCCGTTGATGCAAGTCGCTCACGGAAGGCTGACGTCCCTGGCTTTGGTGTTTTACGCCTAGCCAAG